TGGGGTACGAAAGGCGCGTCAAAGGACACCGGGAAAAAGATCAGCGCGGGAAAACCACTGGATAAAACCCCTTCCGGTAAACCGCTTTTAGGTGGCCTTCAGGTGGTCACTTTAAACACTGACATATTAAAAGATTCTTATCATTACCGGCTTGAACAGGCAATCAAACAGGAGCAATTGCAGGCCGCATATTTACACAAGGGCGTTGGAAAAGATTATTTCCGGCAGATTCAGGCTGAAGAAAAACAGATTGACCGCAAGGGCAAAGAGACGTGGGTAGCCACAAGAACTGACAACCATCTGCTTGACTGCGAGGTTATTTGTCACGCCCTGGTTGATCCTGAATGGCCTGGTGGCGGGCTGAACCTTATAAGACGGCCACCAACAGGACAGCAAAAGCCAAAACGAGAAAAAAAGAAAAAAGAAAACCCATACACCAGTGGTGGGTCAGTTAATTTTTAAGGTGGCGAGATGATGAAAATTAAGGCGATTATAGTTTTTGCAATCCAGAAAGCGGCGCAGGGGGTTGAATACACACCGAAATATGGGGCTATCTGTCCCTTTTGCGGGTCAATCAGGATGCGTACGATAACAACACGGAAATGGGACGGGGACACCCGGACACGGTTTCACCGGTGCAAAAACAAATCGTGTCCTTTACATAAAAGAAAAATCTATATCAAGAGCGTGCAGGTGGATGAAACAAAAAAGCCCCGGCCTGGATGACCGGGGCTGCGTGGTGGTTAGTCGTTTATGAATTTTTCAAGGTCTTTGTTGGCGGTTTTTCCCGGTGCCGAAAACTGCCCGATGTGAACATACGCGCAACCTTCTTTGTCGTACTCGTATGCGTGGAACAGTTTAACATTTACGCCGTTCACTTTTGCTTTTTGGATATTTTCGATTCTATATTTTTCCATAATTCCCCCTATTTCTTTTTGGTTTCCACGGTTTCTTTAATGTGTCGCCGGATCGACTCGGCGGCGCTAATCCCTTCCCGTTTGCACTTGACTTGATATTCTATCCAATGTGTTGCGGGTATGTGCCTGATAAAAATGCTTTTTGTTTTTTCTGTCATGTTCTTCTCCTACTATCAATCGGCTTCCCATGCTTCTGAAAAATCTGAATTAGCAAAAAGGTCAGACAATCCGGTTATTTGTTTTAATCTTAAAACCTCATCTGCCTCCATGCCAAGCTCTTTTGCTATTTTATTTTCAGACCAATTACGTCTAGACAATTCTTGTACAATCTCTGACATGGCACCAACTTGGTGTTTACCCCTAGCCCTATTGTGGCGAATTGTTGCCGCTATCCTGTCATTCCTGTCTATGCGGTCAGAATTGATTATAACTATTGGTAGGTGTGATAATTTTAACTCTAATCCAATAGAAAAACGATGGAATCCATCAACAACTTCATAGCCATTTTCTGTTTTCCAACAAACGATAGGTTGTGTATATCCGTCACTTTCTATGCTATGTTTCAATAATTTCATTTCAGGAGGAGCGACGCTGTTAGGATTATAATCGTTTGCAGAAACCATTGAAGACTCAACCCAAACAACATTTGAAACAGGATGTTTTTTTGTCCATTCTAAAAAATTCCCCATTGTTCACGCCTCCTTTTCATAACTTTTAAATATTTTTCATATGCTTCGCTTTTGTGTTGAGAAAAAGAAAGGCCCTTACACCAATAATCATTTCTAAGTAAGGCCTTGCAAATTCTTTTCCATGATGGTGTTTTTTTATCTAGGGGACCATCGTCAGGTATTCCGTTTGAATATCCCCTTTCTTCATACCATTTCAAAAAAACAGCTATTTTGTTTTTATAATGGGTTCTTGTTTTTTCAGGCATACTTTCTAAAACAACAATTGAAAAAGATTCCCAAGAATGATTTTCAGGTTTTGATATTTTTAGATTACCGAGAATATTTCCTGACTCTTGCGCATATAATGCCCCTTGGTTAGCCCCATTAACACGAGCAACAACCCTGGCCCACGTTTCCGGTTCTATAACTTGAAACAAATAAAGTCCTTTTCTTTGGTCGTCTCCATATGGCTGACAAATTCTCATTTGATGAATTGATAGACCTGCTTGATACATTCTGTCGTAAAGTTTATTGTATGGTTTTTTAAATTTTCCGTTATATGTCCAGATGTCCTGCGTTTTCCAATCATATATCGGGTATGCGTTAAATAATGATTTCCCGCACCATGTAGTCCACTGGTGACCACCAATTGTTTGTTTTTTTCTTGATGCAATTGTTCTGAAGCGGTTTAAGCTCTCGTCTGTTCTTATTCCAACAAAGCACGCTACCGGTTTACCATCACCAAAAAAATGGCCGAACTCAGAGACAAATTCCTCAAATTCCATTCCCTTTTTAAAAAAATCAAAATAGCACTCATCTGTTATGGCTGTTTTTGGGGGCTTTCTAACCCAACAATCAACAGCATCTTTATCCCAGCAAATCCAATGTGGCTGAAATTGGCTTACAGCGTTTCTTAAATGTATCGGAAGCGATATCCAATATGGTATTATATAGTCGGAATATAATTTAAAAAGTTCTGATACATGATCAATCGTTAATTTATATTGTGCTTCTAAATCAACAAAAAGGACACCGATCTTTTTGTGCCTTAAAAAAGCTTCCTCCATAACAAGATGTAGCATGACGGACGAGTCTTTTCCGCCGCTAAAAGAAACATATATTTTATTGAAATTATCAAACACCCATGATATTCTTTTTTTTGCAGCGTCTAAAACATTAATACCTATATTTTTTTTAGGCACAATAAAACCTCTTCCTCGCTTATTTTTATAATATTTCCTTCACAATCAACTTTGCAAAAAAATCTGTTTGTATTTTTCCATGATACTGGCTCACTTACTTCATAAAAAAATCCAGGCTCTAAGAAATACCAAATATAAATACCACGAGAACCGACGCTGTTAGCCTGAGAATAATCTTTTTTTCCTCGAACAAATACCCTATCAAACTTATATTTTTTGCTTTTACCGACAATCTTAGCAACCCATGCTCTTTTCGGAAAATTTCCAACTACAATTTCGCCAGCGCCAGGTATTGCTTCATTTAAGACTCTTTTACCAAGCTCCATAAGCTGATAACCATTATCTCCTATGGCTTCTATTTTTAATGTAGCAAGCATGTTAAAATTTTTCCACGTCAATTTCTTCTGGAATGCACCATCCGTTTACAGGGCTATATCTGCTTATGTTTATCGAAGCAAAGTGAGGGAATGAAACTCTGTATTCTCCTGTAATGGTTTCTGTCCTTTCTTCATTGTGCATAAATAGTTCAATTTTATATGGTTCGTGAATCGTTATCCTGTCAACAACAACATCTTTTCTAATGCGGCCAGCGATTAAAAACGCTTCTGCTACCGCATCCATGATATTTTCAAAATCTTTATGGGTTCCCCCTTTGGTTTTTCCGTTTGGATAAACTCTGTATTTTTCATCCGTGACCTTAATCATTTTCATTTTCCTTCTCCTTTTTTGTTGTTAATTTTTGCCTTCATCTTGATTACAAATATATATCATGATTATCATGTTGTCAAGTAAAAAATGCAAAAAAGATGAAAAAAAATTACATGCGCAAAAACTAACAATTAAAACAATAAATTATCAACCTTGATACTATGCGTAGTACAGACCCCCTTTTTCTTAACACTCCGATAAAATAAAATTAAGCCATCAATTAAGGAGTTTTGATGGCTACAGTTGCGGAAATTCAGGCGGAATTGACCGCGTTTAAAGCGGCACGGACACAAATCCTCGAAGGCGCGCAGATGTATAAAATCGGCGGTAGAAGCCTGACACGCGGGGATCTAGCGGAAATCAACAAAGAGATAAGGCGGCTGGAAATGCGCCTTTCTGTTGCTCAAAATTCAAACCAGGTAACAGCGACAAGTGTCGTTTTCGGGGGTCACCGTGGCTGATTTGGAAAGCGGCAAAAAGCCGACCATGTACAACCGATGGACCGCTGGTGTTGCCATGACCATCGGGTCACTTTTCCCTCGGACAGCCATCAAATATGTCCGGGCACGGAATGCCCTTACTTCTTACGCAGCGGCAACCAGACAAGGCCCGAATAAAGCATGGTTACCGTCCAACATGTCCGCCGATGAAATAATTAAATCAGAGCAACCGCTTTTGAGGGCAAGAGCGAGATCTCTTGTTCGCGATTCATCCCAGGTTGGCGGGGCTTTACGAAAAATAACAAACAATGTTGTCTTTAAGGGCATTAACCCCCAGGCACGGCTGAAGCGCGGCGACAAGCCGGACAAGAACATCAACAATGAAGTTGAGGCGGCTTTCAAAAAGTGGGCCGCTGCCGTTGATTTTTACGAAAAAGAACGCCTGATAATCCGCCATCTCTGGCACGATGGAGAACTGTTCGCCCACTATTACTTCGACCAAGAGCTTTATGATGCCGGGATAATTCCATTGGGGATTGAACTGATGGAGTGCGACCACCTGGACACGACGAAATCAGGCGTTAAAAACGATGTGATCCCGGGGAAAGAAGGGACATGGAAGCAAGGTATTTTATATTCAAAATACAAGCGGCCTTTGGGATACCAGCTTTTTCTTGACCACCCGGGAACGTCAACCTGGTGGACGTCAAATTTTGCCCGTGAAAATGTTTTGTGGTCTGGCGCTCAAACAGGTTCGCCATCCGCCACGTTTTTCGGATCAGTGTTTTTTGATGCCTACATGACTGATCATCTTTTTATCCGTGATAGGATTTCGCAGAACAGGGGCTTGCCGTGGCTGACATCTGTCATAATGGAAATGCGAGACTTTAACGAATACCAGGCGGCGGAACGTATAGCGGCCAGACTCGCGGCGGCTTTCGGTATTTTTGTTGAAACGGATTTCCCTGAACATATCGGGTCCGGAATTTCTCCAATCGGCGGGGATGCAAATTCACTTACGATTGACGATATACCGGATTACATGGAGCCTGGAAGGATTCAGCCGTTGCCGCCCGGGATGAAGGTTGAAGCCCCATCGATGAACCGGCCGGGTCAGAGTTATGAACCGTTCACAAAGACATCTTTGAGGGGCGCGTCAACCGGGTTCAATATGAGTTATGAGGCATTTTCAAACGACTATACAGGCGCGTCTTATTCATCCGCCAGATCCGCGACACTTGAAGAAAGGCGCGGATATCAGGTTCAACAGATTATTCTTTTAAATCTTTTCCATATCAGAGCATGGGAAAGGCTATGGAGAATGAATCAGATTTCACGGACCGTTAAGAATGCCCCGGAAGTAATCCCGGTAAAATGGCAGGTCCCAGGATGGCCATGGATTGACCCCCTGAAAGATTCCAAAGCGGCTGAAACCGATATCAAAAACGGGATGACATCACGCCATAAAATACTTGATTCCAGGGGTGAAGATTACGAGGAAATAAAAGCCGATCTTGATGCAGAAAAAGAAGATGGTTTTGTTTTTCAGGATACGACAGCAATAAACACGGGGAAAAAAGAAAATGCTACAGTTGAAAGTTAAGGGCGAAAACAAAAGGTTTGCGTTGCTTCGACCGGTTGACGAAAAAAGCGATTCCGTCCGGTTCGCCGCGTCAACGTCAAACAATGTCACAGACATATATCTTTATGATGTAATCGGCTTTCCGTTCATCGAAGCCCAGGACCTTCTTTATGAAATTCCGCACAACGCCACAGAGATAAATGTTTATATCAATAGCCCCGGCGGTGACATATTCCAGGGGATTGCAATTTACAATCAACTAAAAAACCACCAGGCGAAAGTTAATGTGATCATTGACAGTCAAGCGGCTTCCATTGCCTCTATTATTGCCATGGCCGGGGACACAATAACGATGAGGCCAGGCGCTTTCATCATGATCCATAACGGGTGGTCGAGAATATCAGCAGACGCCGAAGGTTTGAGGGCCGAAGCTAACCTGTTGGATAAGATCAAGCTCGAAATGGCCGCCATCTACGCGACCAGATCAAACAAAAAACCTGAAGACTTCATCGAGCCGATGAATCTTGAAACGTGGTTTTCCGGGAAAGAGGCCGTTGATTTTGGCCTTGCTGACCGAGTTGATGACGTAAAAATCAACGGGTCAATCCAGGCGGCACGTTTTGACATGTCGGTTTTTAACAATGCGCCCGAGACTTTAAGGGTTGCTATATCTCACAACAATAAACTGGAGGACAACACCATGAAAATTAGTAAAGAATTATTCGCCCTGCTGGTTGCTCTCGGG